AGGTCGTTTATGTTCATGATTAGATTCATCCTCTTATCATGAACGAGGTTTAAGCGTCTGTCAGACTCATTTTCCGTTAGAAATACGGGGTTCCTTCAGACTCATTTAGTATTGGAAGAGGCTCGGATTTGACAAGCAAGCTGTCAAGGCTTATGCTTTCATCTGCAAACGCCTTGGCAAGCTCGTCGTCTCCGCTATCATTATCCTGTTCGCCCGCGTCCTCAGCAGCCTCCGCCTGCAACTGCATCCACGCATTCAACAAGCTGGGGTTGACCGGCGCATCGCCGATGCCGCCTTCCAGCTTTTTATAGCCCTCTTCCGCCCGTAGTTCGTTGACTGTTAGTAGCGCCTTGCGCAACTCATATTTTTGCTGCTGGTTTTCAATGTCCAGCCCGGTCCAGCGAAAGCAAAAGTTAGGGTCCGTTTCGTTGACTATATAATCCGTGAACGTATTTTCAAAATACGCAAGCAAAGGCCGTAGGCCGGAATCCTTGGATGCCGCCAGTTTTTGTTCGGTGTCATTACCGGATAAGGCGCTGGTATTGCCGCCGGTGAAGCTGTCAAAGTTAATTTCCGATGGCGACATGCCATAAATGGCGCAAATGATCGACGTTAAAAACGTCATCCACTTGGCAAACATCATTTCATTGACATCCACGTCGAATTTTTCAAAACTGGCGCTTGACTCCTTGTCTTTCGAGGCCAATATCGGCAACGCGAAGGCGTTGTCCACGCCGCGCAACAGACCGGTAAAATAGCGCTTGAACGATTCCACGCTGGGCTGATCGTAGTTGCCGATGAGGTGCATGACGCCGCGTGGGATAGTGTTTTTGTCAAAATAATTATTGTTGAGCGCCATTGCGTTCAAAAAGCCGGTGACCACACGTATCAATAGTTCGGTTTCAGGCAAGCCGTAATCCGCCGCCGTCACGTCGCTACGGGCGTTGCGCGGCTCGTAAATCAAGTCGTCTACGCCGTAAAGCGTGCGCGTCATGCCGCTCACTACCTGCACGGCGAAAATATCGGCGTTGCCGCGATAGCCGGATTCCGGGCACAACCGGATGGTTGCGCCATCAACGGCGTAAAAGCCCGCCATACCCAGCTTTTTATCGTTCCGCCACTCGGTTTCAATGGCAACCGAATCCAGTACCAGACTGTCGCGGGTGAGTTTACCCATCAATTGAGCGAAGCTGTCGCGCTTTAACCGCTTGCGTTGACGCGCCGAAGGTTCATCGCCGCAATGGGTAAAAAACCGCTGAAGTTCGTTAATTCGATCCTGTTCTGATGGGGTTAAGGCGTGTTTACGGTCGATATGGCGGATTTCAAATCCTGGCAAGGTGTTGTTGGTCTCGCTAATGCGGCAAAAACGCTGTACTTGACGGACACGGGTCATGACTACGGCGTTCAGTACCGGCGTTTTCAGCACGATTTCGCGTAACGCATCAAAGCTGATGCCTGATGGCCTAAGCCAATAATCGCCGCCTCTAGCAAGATTAAAATCATCCAGATACACCGATTGCATCCCGTCCTTGCCCGCTTTCGACGCCGCCGACGGGTACGGCGACAAGGCCGGGTTAATGGCTTTAGTTAGTGTGTTATCCTGGCTGAAGTAGGCGATCGCGTCGGTCAACGCATCGATGTCCAGTAACTCGGACGCCGTCGGCAAATAATCGTGTTGCAGCGCGGCTAAATCGGCTAATGGTTCCGGTAAATCCAATGGCTTCAGCCTCTTAATCGTCGAGCAAGTTTTGCGCTACTCGCCGCACCCAACTACGGCCATAGAGCGGGAATTTTTCAAGGCTTACGAGATACAATAACCTAGCTGCGGAAACCCGCTTATCCAGCTTGTTCGCATCGCAGTGCTGGGCGGAACCCAGCGTAATAGGTCCAATAATACCGTCATCTTTTACGCCAAGCGCGATTTGCAGTATTTTTACCGCCTGTTTTACCCCTGAATTAACGGCGGTATCAAACATATCCAAACGAATGGCTTCGGGCAATTCATCGGCGCGGATAGCCAGCCAGTAATCCGCATGGTAAATGTCCTTAGCCTGTTCCAGCGTTAAATTTTTAATATCCAGCGTGGGATAAGCGGCAGCGCTAATGCCGAATTTCGTGCCTTTCAGTTCGCCGGGATGCCCAGGCCGTCCGGTCGTCCAATTGCCGGAATCGCGCATATCATTGCTGTAGCCGCCTTCGTAGCCGATAATTTTTGCAAATGCTTGATCAAAATTCATGATTTTGTCTCTTTATTGACGAGGTTATCCAGCATGTATCCGGTCGCAAACATGGCGGCCATAACGTCTGGATTATCCAGATTGGCCGTGCCGGATTGCAACAGGCTTAACGCCGCGCCGTTAATCAAGCCGAAGCTGGCTAGCGTATTACCAAATGCGCCGCCCAGGTAACTGAAAAAATCGCAGCTAATACGCTGTTTGAAATAATTGACGAGGTAATTGCTTAAAGCGCCGGACAGCCCGATAGCGATAAGCTCGATATACAGGACATAAGCATTCATTTTCAGGTCTCCTCTATTTATTGTTGGTTGCGTATTAAGTTGGGATTAATTCCTGCTTGCTCCATGCGATTGCATAACATTTCCAGTTCATGTTCCAAGTCGCTAACCCGTTTGTCCAAGAGTCTGCGTTCCTGCATAACCGCCTGCAATTGCGTGGATAGCGTAATATTTTCAGCATGAACGCGCTGCACTTCATCGCGTAGCAGCATGATGATTTCCGAGTTGGCCTCCACGGCTTTAGTATTCATGAAAGTACGTTTCAAAAACAGCCAAAATGCCGGTACGCCAATAGCCGCGCCTGCCGTTACGGTCGCTATCTCTTCGATAGCCAAGTCTTTTAGTTCCATACGTGATATTTCCGCTCAAAATTTGCTCAAGGATAGCGTCACGATTTTTCAAAGAGTGCAAAAAATTCCGCGTTAAGCGGGCTTTTTTTGTCCCGTTATTTTGGCCCGGTGGTGTTGTCGCCATTGTTGCCGTTGCCATGAATATGGGTAAGCAGGCTGATGCCGCCCGCTATCACGTCGCCTGATACCGTCACTGTGCCGGTAATGGCAATATTGCCGTCCTTATCCAGCGTGATTTTTGTCGCGCCATTGCCTAAGGTGATGAATGGCGTCTTGTCGATGTTTTTATCATCCACCCATTTCCCGTCAATATCCTGCCCGGCCAGGTAGGTAGGTTCCGTGTTTTCGCCCAGCAGCACATAAGCCCCGGAGGGGTGCATAACTTCAATGTTGGCGTGTTCGTCAATAGTGATATGAACGCCGGAGTGATGACGGAACATCGCACGGTTATCGGCGAATAACGTTTGCGTAAGCTGCGGGAACAAAAAGCCATAAGCAAACGGCGCTTCTTTATCGACAAAATCAATGATCGCATAGACCTGGTTATGCTCGCTGACGGCGGGCAGGTTGCTGCATCCTGAATCGCTAGCGGCGGAGGATGATAATACCGGCACGCCGGGCAGCATCCTGCCGTCCTGCATTCTGACGTCAATACTGTGGGCTTCCGGGTGAACGGCGGTCACGATGGCGTAGTAGGGCATGGTTTTCCTGATGATTTATGAGTAAAGCATTATTTTGCCGTCACGATAGGACGTATTTTTGTGTTGACACGTTTGTTTCACGACTATCGTGACGGCAGACTATCGCCATGATTACATCCATTACGCCCTTTTTTTCAGGCAACGCCGTCAAAGTGTTGTTAATCCCTCCTGCTACGGCGGTACGCTGGCGGCTTGCCAGGAATGTGACCGGCGCGTTCCCTGATGAAAATGCCGATACGGTTTATGAAGGCTGCGAGCGAGTATTTATCGATCACGGATTAGTCAATAACCAAGCCTATTTTTGGCAAGCGTTTTATTTTGACGGGAGTGCGTGGACGGTTAGCAGTTATACGCCGGTGTCCGCCTCGTCGGCGCTAACGTATACCGAAATCAATAACGACCCGTTGAGCGTGGTGCGCGAGCGTCTGGATGCAGGATTGAACGGCTTACTGGCGCTAGGCAAGTTAAATCATCCTAATGGCCGGTTCCCGGTGCTGGTAGCGTGGCCCAGAGTGGAAGACGCCAGGTTTCCTATGGTCTCTGTACATCTGGATAGCGACATTCCCGATGAACGGTTTATCGGCGATATGGTGGCCGATGACGCGGAATTCACGGGTTGGTATGCAAAAACCACGCTGCATATTGTGAGTTGCGCGCTCAACGGCGATGAGCGCCTGCTATTGCGCCGAGCTATTAAAAGCGTCCTGCTGGCTAATCTGGATTTTTTTGACGCACTTGGCCTGAATGAGATCAGCTTTAGCCAAACGGATGTCGAAGACATGGAGCGCTTGAATACGCCACTCTATTTGACCAACACGGTTTTTTCCTGCACGGCAGAGGCGGCTATTCAAGCGCCGCCGCCGGGTATTATCAACACGTTTGACGTGATTGCCACACCACTATTTTAATCAGGAGACGGTCTATGGCCGATGAAAAACCCAATACCAAACCCGCGTCGTCTACGGCAAAAAATGCGCTGGCTGTTGATCCTGTAGAGGTCATGCAACAGCCAGCGCAGGACCCCGTCATCAATATCGACGCCGCGCTGTATAGCTTAGGCCGCAGCGTTGAATTGCGACACGCTTTCAGCCGCTCGGAACAACGGGCGGGCAGGGACTTTGATACGCTCGATCATTATCTGGCGCGATTTAATGCATTTTGTAACGCCACCCCAGGAGGCAAACCATGAGTTTCGATTTTAACGGCCAGGTATTGATTACGCCGGCCACGGCGACGTATGTCGATAGTACGGCAATGGATAAGACCAATAGCCTCAGTAATGCCGGTATTTTGGCGCTGGTCGGCGAATGCGATGCGTTTGTCGCCGCCAAGCCGGTCAAAATTGACAGCTATCAAACCGCGTTGGCGCTGTTAGGTAATTCCGAGCCGACTATTCTAAAAGCGATTGCCAAAGCGTTCGACCCGTCACCGGATACCGATGGCGCTCGCCATATCCTGTTTGTTAAGGCTAACGCCGAGGAAATTGCGACCGCCACGTTTAAGGATGTGACTGCGACGACTCCGCTTAACGCCATGCGGGTAGACGCTAAAACCCCTGGCAAAGAGGGCGCTGGCATTAAAGTGACGATAGCTAATGGCGCGACAGGGACTAAAAACATTACCGTTGAAAAACCGGGATTTACGGCGACTGGCAAGAATATCCAGCGCAAGCTATTTACAGTGCAGTATGTGGGTTCCGGCACGGCGGCGACGATGGCTATTGACGATGCCCAGGTAACGATCATTATTACGGTGGGATCGCCGCAAACCCATATCTTTACCTTTGCTGATTATCAAAGCATGGATGCGCTGGTGTCGGCCATCAACAGCATTGATGACGTGAATGCGACGCTATCGAGAAAAACCGGTGCTGAGCGTGTACGGCCAACGTCCGGGCAGATTGATGCGCTAGGCTTAACCACGCCAGTAGACATCAAGGCATCGGTGGTGACCGTAAAAGGCGATACCCAGGCGGTGATTGACTGGCTGAATTCCAAAGCCAGCGGCAAGTTAACGGTGGCGACTCGACTGTCCGGCGCTTTAGGCGCACTCGACAACACACCGGGTAAAGGCGTCAAACTGCTCTATACACCGCAAGTGGCCGCGACGACCGCGCAATGGCTGGCCGCTTTTGATGCGCTGAAAGTCATGGACGTGCAATGGATTGTGCCGATGAGTTACGACCCTACTGTTCATGATCTATGCGCCGCTCATTGCGATTATATGAGCAGTATCGGCAACAAGCGCCGCGCCGTGATCGGCCTTGACCCATCCTTGACAGAAGATTTCGTGTTGTCGTCAGCGTTCGATATGGATAACGGGCGCGTATCGATGGTGCATCAGGGCATTTATGACAAAGATTTATCGGGTAAAAACGCTTTATTTCCAAGCACCGTCACGGCGGCGTTGATCGCCGGAATGATGTGCGGCGTACCGCCCGCTACGGCCTTGACCAATAAGCGCATCAAGGCGACAGGTATGCAAAGCCGCCTGCTGATCCCCGATGACACCGATATTTATCTGGATGGCGGCGTGTTGGTCTGCGCCCGCAATATTGCCGGTACGATCAAAGTCATGCAGTCGATCACGACGGCGCAAACCGATAATTACAACGAACGAGAAATGTCGGTAGGCGTGGCGACCGATACCGTTGAAACGGCTATCCGGGACGTGCTGGATCCTCTTCGCGGGCAAAAGAATACGCCGTATTTGTTGGCCGAGGTGCTGTCACGCGCCGAATCACGATTAAAACAGTTAGCGATTCCAGAACCTGAAGGCGAAGGGATTTTGGTCGGCGACGCAGACAATCCGCCTTATATCGGCCTACACGCCACCCAGGAGGCCGATAGCATCCGGCTGGAATTCCAATGTTCTCCGGTGATTCCGTGTAATTACATTGGCGTCGTCATCCATACCGTGCCTTATTCAGGTGCGTCACTTTCTATTTAAGCTGAGGCGTATTTTTTATGGCGGCCACTAATTCAATCACCCAATCCGGCAACCGGATTGTTTTAACCTTTGACGGCATCCAGGTCGGCCTGGTGCAAAGCATCCGCGTCGCCGAAGACTATGCACCGGAACCGGCCAATGGCATCGGCGATATAGGCCCGCTGGAATGGGTGCCGACAATGGCGCGGTATCAGGCGCAGGTAACCAAGATGATTTTACGCAACGAGCAATTGCGTAAGGCTGGCATTACCTTCCAAGACGCCAACGACGCTTTAGCGGGCCGCGTGTTCGACATTCTTGTCATCGACAAAGACACCAAAGCCGTGTTGCGCAAGATCGGCGGCTGTTCGTTCGCTCAGGGCGACACCGAAGTGCGCAAGAACGCTATCGTGATGGCGAACATCACCTTCATGGCGTTGTCGGTGTCAGGCAATGGGCTGTAACGTATGCTGAGCGACGCCGAGTTCGAGTTATTGGCGGCGGTGCCGGATTATTTTTCGGTAGGCGGATTACTTAAGGCCACGCCAGCCGAGGACGGCAGCAAGCGCTTGCTGTATTTTGAAGCGTCCAATGAAGACCCGGATTATCAGAATGAAATTATTTTGCAGAAAGCATTAGCAGATTCCGCCGATTATTATTTGCGGCATGGCAATGTGGATTTGTCGCATTACTCAATCTTGGGCGCTAAATCCGGTTTGCCGAATTTTATGGAATATGAAATCGGCAAGCCCGTGGACATGCAACTGACCGGCGGCAAAACCTTTGTTAAAGCCGAGCTGTACCAGGGCGACTCGCCGATGGCGAAAAACGCGAATCTGGTCTGGGATTCCTTAACCCGGCAAAGGCCGCCCAGCCGTTGGTATCCGTCGGTGGGCGGCGCGGTGCTGTCAAAATCCATAAAAACAGACCCCGCCACAGGGCAAAAAGTAGCGGTGGTAGACAAGGTGCGCTGGAACAATGTTGCGCTCGACCGTTGCCCGGTCAATAAGACCGTGCCGGAAGTCTCATCTGCACCGCTTGGCGTGTTTGCCAAGAGCCTGAACGGATTTGTCGTGAAGGCGCTGGAAACGGATTATGGAACGGATTCGGCGCAGCTTACAGGCGGCGCTGCACTCCGTTTGGAGACATTGCATGACCAGCCGTATAGCTATTACCAAAATCAGATAGCCAAGCAGTTGCGGCTTAAAAAAATCAAACCAACCGATATTGACGATTACGCTTACAAGCAATGGGGTTTTACGCCAGATGAATCCCGGCAATTTACAAGACAATTTTTTACCGATTTACACCACGGAGTCCATAGAGATGAACGAGTTTGAACAATTGATTGACGATATTAACGCGATGCAGCTCGCCAAGGCGCATAAAACAGATGCGAATGGCGAAGAGGACGGCAATGATAAGTGCGATGACGACTATGCTAAAGACGATACGGATAACGACGGCGATGGTAAGCCGGAAAAAGGCAAAAATCGCGCCCTGCACAAATCGTTAGCGGAGCTGCCGGATGATGCCGAGTTTATTGACGCCGATGACTTGATTAAGGCGTTTAATGACCGCCTCGATCAACAAGAGCAGACCGCCCAAAGCCAACGCGAGGATTTGTTAAAAGCGCTGTCATCGCTGTTTACCTTAGCGAAGACGCAACATCAGACTATTGCCGAATTACAGGAACAGGTTGATGTGCTGGCTAAATCGGGGTCAGGTCGTCGTTCGGTACTGGCCAGCAGAGCCGCCCCTGATGATAACGCCACCTTGCTCGCCAAAGCGGAACTAAAAATGCGCCAGGGCGCGTTAACCGGACGTGATTTTCAAAAACTGGACGTCGCGATCCGCAATCAGTTACCTGTCGAGCCTGCATTAAAAGCTAAAGTATTGGCATAAGGAGCTAACCATGAATACCCCACAATCCGTATTATCCACTATGTTCGGCGCGCCTTACGGGGAGGCGACTGAAGCCCTGAAAAAAGCGCTGGAAGCGAGTAATGGCGGCACTGATTCTGCGCTATATGTCGGCGGCGAGTCGCTGGGCATCCAATCTTTAGATAATGTGCTCAAGGCCACGTTACAAGACAACCAGCATTTTGTGCTGTTTAACAAGCTGATTTCCAGCAACGCTGTCAATATTGTTGATTTTTATGTCACACAAAATAGCGTGGGCGGTTTTCCGGGTGGTTCGTCCATCGCCCAGACCAGCGTTGTACGTAGCGCGACCGGCGATTACAAGCGTGAATTCGGTCAGGTCAAATTGATGAGCCAATTGCGCCAGGTCACGCACATGCTGGAAGCGGGCGCGAATATTACCGACCCGATTGCCACTGAAGAAAATAACGGCGCATTAGGTATTCTGACCGATATTGAATATCTTTGCCTGCATGGCAACAAAGACGCCTGTCCGGTACATTTTGACGGCATTTTGACGCAAATTGACAACCATATCGCATCAGGCTTTATCAGCGCCGAGCATGTCATTGATATGCAGGGCACGGCGCTGGTGTCCGTTGACCAATTTTCGCAGTTACAGGCGACCGTCAAACGCTATGGCGCGTGGGGCACCTTGACCGACGCGTTTGTTAGCACCGGCGTGCAGGCCGACATCAACATTAATCTTGACCCGGCTTTCCGGTGGACGCCGGACAGTTCCAATACGCCGATGATCGGCGGTCATGTGGATGCTATTCGCTTGTCAGGCGGAAAATTGTCGGTGACCGAGGACACTTTCTTGATCGACAGTGATTTTCCGATGGGGATGCCGTTTGAGGTGAATTACGCGGGGATTGCCGCGACTAACGCCGCTATCAACCCGGTTAGCGTCACTGTGGACGCATCAGTCAGCGATGCCGCGTCACAGTTTACCGCTTCCCGCGCCGGTAATTATTATTACGCCGTGGCGGCATTGGATAACGAGGGTAAGGGCTACTCGCAAGTGGTCAAGTCCGCGCAAATCGCCGTGGCCGCAGGTAAAAAGGCGACGCTGACCATTACTGCATCGGCGGCAGGCACCGAATCCGGTTACGCCGTCTACAGAGGAAGGCTTAACGGCACTAATGCGACCAACGATTTCAGGCTGATGAAAATTATTCCGAAAGCGGGCGCAACTACGGCTTATGTTGACCTGAACCGCGATATTCCGGGTACCGTATCCGTGCCTTGCCTAAATATGGCAGCGGGAGCGGACGCTATCGGTTGGCGGCAGTTCGGGCCGATGGGCAAAATTCCATTGCCGTTCGGCCTGGGCGGAAAAATGGTGCATAGCTGGTTTCAATTTTGGTACGGCTATCTGCGTAACACCAAGCCTAAACACCACGGCTATATCAAAAATATCGTCCCGTCTAACGCCAAGTGGAAGCCTTTTAATTAGCAACCTATCCCGTTCCCATGCTCTGCGCGGTAACGGGAATCATCCAAAAAGGTATTTTTTATGAGAGATAAAGTCAGGGCGCTTGACCGGGCCATGCCCGCCAACAATGACGCCAAGTTAGGCGCGTTGCTAGAGGAGCTGATCCAAAAGCACAACAGCCTATTAGCCAAGTTAGACGCGGATGCCGGTGTAACCGACACGAATTACACCGCGTTACTAACGATTACGCCGCTGTCGCAACGTTAGGTGGATGCTATGAAACACGTATTATGTACCTTGCCGAACGCCTCCACGCTGATTAACGGCGTCGCTTTTACGGTGATGGCGGATGGCATGTTGTCCGTACCTGTCGCCGATGATATTGCCGAGAGTTTTGCGGCGATTGCAGGCTATACGGCGATAGACCTAAAGCCCGCCGAAAAAACTAAAGCGACTAAACAGGAGACATCAATATGAAACAAGTGTTATGCACCTTGCCTGATTCGCCGCTATGGATTAACGGCATTGAATTTCAGGAAACCGATGACGGCGTATTATCTAAACCTATCCCAGATTATTTAGCCGAACAATTTATCACACTGGATGGTTATACGCTGCTTGACGCAGAGGGCGAGGACGCGCCACGCGGCGTCCCCTCTCCTGTTAGCGTCGCTGCTGGGGTTATCGTTATACAGCCTGAAAACATAACCGCTGTCGCTGCGGTAACTAAAGAGGAATAAGCCATGTCGTTTCAAGTACAAGTTTTTAAGTCAACCGACACCGGCGCGCCTAACTTTCCTGCCCAGGCTGGGAGCATGATTGGTTTGCTGGATGCCTGTCTGGTCAACGGCTATAACCTGAAAACCATCGCTATAACCAGCTCCGGGTTAACCGCTACGGTGACCGATAACGCACACGGGCGCTTGACCGGCGAATGGCTGACCATTGTCGGCGCAACACAGGCGGGTTATAACGGTGTTTTTAAAATCACGGTCATTGACGCCAACACTTATACCTATCAATTAGGCTCGTCGCAGGCATCGCCCGCTACCGGCACGATAACCGCAAAAAAAGCACCGGCAGGCGGAACGCCGTGGACGGTCGCGTTTACCGGCACTAATGACAAAGCGTATCAGTCGCCGTCGCCTACGGCGCGTTATTTACGGTGTGTGGATACGGCTGGCTATATTTTTAACTTATTAGGTTATTCCACGATGTCATCATTGACGATCGGCACAGACCAGATGGGCAGTGGGAGTCTCTATAAGTATAGCTCCACCAACTCAACACCGAGACATTGGGTGGTGGTGACCAATGGCGTGTTCGCGATTGTTTGTCATAGCTATACCCCATCATCCTCAGCCATCAACACGGCGCAATTTCATATCCATTATTTCGGTGATTTTGCCTCGTCTAACCCTAGTGATTTGTATAATTTTATATTGGCTTTTGACGCGGATAATGGTAGTGATAATACTATCCCACAATCGTTAGTCGCCACCGCTAACTTAACGAATAACAGCTACCTGGCTATCCTGAAAGATTACAGCAACCTGGTCAACACTCCGCAACTGTCATTATTGGTGGATTGGCAGAAGAATAACGGGGCTTTAGCCTCCGGCGCTACCAACTACCCGGACACCGAATCCGGCGGCATCGTATTGCAAAAACCTGGCATCTGGGAGCTAGCCAACAAACGCAAGCGCGGCGATATTAATGGCTTGTGGCTGGCATGCCAAGATTTGCGGACTATTTTAGGCAATTTCGTGACCTTGACCGTGACCAATGGCGATTTAGCGAACCGGACATTTTTGTTGATTCCTGTTTATTCCGGTGGGAATCATTGTTATCTGGAAATATCCGACACTTGGTAAGCAACGGTGGCTGATTTTATTGGCTCAGGCCACACCAATGCGGCGCAGGCGACAAGTCAAGGGCAAGGCACAACAGCCACGCCATTGGCCTACGGCTTAGCGAAAGGCCACACCAATGCGGCGCAGGCGACAAGCCAAGGGCAAGTAGCTCTCAGTTACGATGTCAGGCATAGCTCAGGCCGCGCCAATGCGGCGCAGGCGACAGGTCAAGGGCAAGTAGCTCTCAGTTACGATGTCAGGCATAGCTCAGGCCGCGCCAATGCGGCGCAGGCGACAAGT